GGGGATATCGCAGAGCAGTCATTCATTAACTCAAGTAATCAAAGCAGTAGCGCACCTACACAAGAAGCATTTGGCTTTGAATATCAACTTGAGCGTGAACCATTCACGGGTACTCCATATGAATATGTTATTATGATGGCTACTACAGGAACTAATATGGATGTATATGCAAGTTTAGAGTGGCAAGAAATAACATAAAATAAGGTAAAGTTATACTTACCAAACAAAAATAATTATAAGGTGAGGGAATATGAAGAAGTTTTTGATAATTATACCATTGATATTATTAGCAGGTTGTGAATTTAAATACCGCTATGAATGTCAAGACCCAGAAAATTGGGGCAAAGCGATGTGTAGTAGTGATGTCTGCAAAGCAGAAGGGGATTGTGTAACTGACCTATTAGGATTTACCCCTACTGTAGCAGAGCAATTTAAAAAAGCAGATGGTGAGCCTGATGTTCCAGGATTTGCAAGGAAATTTACTAGACCTAATGACCAGAGTATAAGTAATAATGGAGATTGCAAACCACAGAGTCAAGGTAACACATTTAAGGGAAATCAATCAAATACATTTAAAAACAGTCAACCAAATACTTTTAGAAATAATCAGCAACAAAACACATTCAAACCTGCTGATACTTTTAAAAGACAAAAGACTGAAGAAGATGTAGTTGGATCAGTCGATCAAGATACTAATGAAAGACCACTAACTATGAATACGATTGTTGAGACCTCAGGTCATAACAATGCAACAAAAATTAACAAATGGTAAGAGGAAATTATGTTTAGCGGAAAAAGATATACAGAAGCAGAATTACAAGCAAGAATGCGATTCATAATCGGTGTTCTTCTTGCTATGACATTGACGGGCATTGTATTTGTGGTGCTTTATTCATTGATCTTTGTCACACAACCATTAGGTGGTCAAGCACCAAACGATGCTGAGTTCTTTAAACTCATCACACCTATAGCAACGTTCTTGACAGGTATATTGTCAGGTATCATGTTAGGCAAACCTAATTCACATGATGAACAACAAGAACAACCTGAGTTAGGTCCTCACAGAGAACCTATGATGTTAGATGATGATAAGGATCATATAGCATGAGTCTAAGGGCTTTACAAGAAAAGATAGGCGTAGATGCAGATGGTGCTTGGGGTCCAGGCACTTTTCGTGCGGCAATGGCTTACTTTGAATTAAGCCCTGCAAGAGCCGCACACTTCTTTGCACAGACTGCGCATGAGAGTGGTGGATTCAAAGCGTTCAGCGAGAATCTAAATTATAATGCAGCCGGATTACGAGCAATATTCGGTAAATATTTTCCTGATGATTCAACAGCCAATCGTTATGCGAGACAGCCTGAAAAAATAGCGAACCGTGTTTATGCATCAAGAATGGGAAATGGCAACGAGAGTTCAGGCGATGGATGGTTGTATCGTGGTCGCGGAGCATTACAGTTGACAGGTAAAGACAACTATTATGCTTTCGCACAGTTTTGTGGTAGACCTGATGTCATGAGCAATCCTGATATCGTTGCTACAGAACTAGCATTTGAGAGCGCATTTTTTTTCTTTGAAAGAAATAAGTTGTGGAACATATGCGATCAAGGCGTGAGTGATAGTGCTATATTATCATTAACAAAACGTATCAATGGTGGCACTCATGGTTTGGCTGATCGTAGCGAGAAAACAAAAAAATATTTTATGTGGACAGCAGGTGCAAGTCCTGTCGTGGCAGTTTCCGCTCCTTCAGCGCAAGATAATGAAGAAGAAAATACTTCAAGACCAGAAGAGTTTTCAGTCACGCCTGATATGCAGTTAAGCGAGCATTTTAATCTAAGAGAGTTCACAAGATCCGAGACTGCTATGCGTAAAGGAATAGATAACACACCAGGTCCAGTACATGCAAAGAATTTACAAAAAGTTTGTGAAAACATACTTGAACCAGTTCGTAACAATTTTGGCCGCCCTGTTCGTATTAACAGTGGCTATCGTGGTCCCGCTCTTAACGCAGCCGTCGGCGGAAGCAGTAAAAGTCAACATTGCAATGGACAGGCTGTAGACTTTGAGATCGATGGATTACCTAATCCTGAATTAGCGCAATGGGTAGTAGACAATTGTGAGTTTGATCAGATCATATTAGAATTCTATAATCCTAAAGAAGGTCCTAACAGCGGATGGGTACATGCTAGTTATGTCGAAGGCAACAATCGCAGACAGATAATGACTGCTGTACAAGAGAACGGTAAAACTGTTTATAAGTCGGGATTCGTTGTTTAATTATTTTGCATGGCTGTAGATACATTAATCAAAGATCCGTATACAAAAACTGTCTTCAAGACCGATAAGGAATTAGACGATTTTGTAAAGTGCTGTGATCCTAATTTGGGTTATCTGTACTTCATGGATAATTTCTTTTACATACAGCATCCTACACGTGGTAGCATGTTGTACCATCCATATGAGTATCAAAAACGATTGATCGATGTTTATCATAACTATCGCTATTCAATCGCACTCATGCCTCGACAATCAGGTAAAACAACAAGTGCTGCCGGTTATCTATTATGGTATGCTATGTTTGTACCTGATAGCACTATTCTTATTGCCGCACACAAATATGCAGGTGCGCAGGAAATCATGCAACGTATTCGCTATGCATATGAAGCATGTCCTATGCATATCAAAGCAGGTGTAGCGACATACAATAAAGGTAGTTTATTCTTTGATAATGGTAGCCGTATCGTATCAGCCACGACAACTGAAAATACTGGTCGTGGTATGTCTATCTCATTGTTATATCTTGACGAGTTCGCGTTCGTGAGACCAACAATCGCTGAACAGTTCTGGACTTCTATCACACCAACTCTAGCAACTGGTGGTAAGGCTATCATTACAAGTACTCCAAACAGTGACGAAGATCAGTTCGCACTGATATGGAAGGGTGCTAACAAGACTGAAGACGAATTCGGGAATAGGACTGACGTAGGGAAAAACGGATTCAAATCTTATAGAGCGTATTGGCACGAACAGCCCGGTCGTGATGAAAAATGGGCCGAAGAAATGAAGTCACAATTAGGCGAAGATCGTTTTAATCGTGAAATCGGTTGCGAATTCATCATAGCAGACGAGACATTGATCAATCCTAACACACTAATACAGTTAGAGGGCGCTGAACCTATCAATCGCATGGGGCAGGTACGTTGGTACAAGAAACCAACTAAAGGTAATATTTATGTAGTTGCATTAGATCCTAGTCTTGGTACTGGAAGTGACCCTGCAGCCATACAGATATTTGAAGCGAACACGACTACACAGATAGGTGAATGGAAGCATAATAAGACAGAGATTCCGCAACAGATCAAATTACTCGCCGATATCAATAAGCATATAGTAGAGTGTACCGGGGAACCTAATAATCTATACTACAGCCTAGAGAACAACAGCATAGGTGAAGCGGCATTGATATCATTAAATGAGTTCGGGGAAACCAACGTTCCGGGCATATTCTTCAGCGAATATGGTAAGAAACGCAAAGGATTTAATACTACGCAAAAAGTCAAATTAACGGCATGTGCTAAGTTTAAGACACTACTAGAATCTAAAAAGATGAAGTTACATAGCAGACCATTGATATCAGAGTTGAAGACTTTCGTAGCACTGGGAGGAAGTTATGCGGCCAAAGTAGGAGAAAATGATGATCTTGTCATGGCCTCATTGTTAATAGTGCGTATGCTACAGCAATTACAAGAATTTCATCAGGATATTGAAGGACACATGCGTGACCATGAAGAATTCACCCCTCCCCTGCCGTTTTTCGCAGTCATAAGTTAAGATAGAGACTAAATACAATATGCCAGTAAGTTATGATACACTAAACAGAGAATTGCACGATGTCTTGCGTAGCAGGGGTTACGACCCTATAAGCCTAGATAGCAAGGGCGACCCAACGGATGATGTAGAAGAAGCAGACGTTTTTAGATTTAGCGTCACTGACGAAGATGATAACAAAATCAACGCTTGGGCAACAGTGGAAGGTAATGATCTGGTACTATATATTGACGATACTTTCGTCAAGCATAAAGATTTCGAACCATTTACACAATTTCTTAAGAGATGGTCGCAACGTAAACTATTAGGATTTGATGTTTCTAACAAAGATAGATTGTTGGGTGACATGAAAAAGAGGACGATTATGAATAAAAAAGAACAGGTTTTAGAAGGTTACTTTGCTATGGGCAAGAAAGCAAGTTATAGCGATAATGTCCCGCAAGTAAAGATCATATTACAACACACCCGTCAAATAGAAGAGGGTGAACAACGTTTTCGTAATGTTGCTAGAATATTTGTAGAAACTACCAACGGTGAAAGATTCTTATTGCCGACTAATCGTCCAGGACTAGCAAGAGTTTATGCACGACACATTGCAGAAGGTGGCACTCCTTATGATGACAAAGGTCGTCATATCACTACATTAGTAGAAGAATATTCACAGATGGCAGGATTCGTTCGTGCCACACGTAATGGACAATTCAATGAATCAGCATTGGCATTAGTCAATGAAGGATTAAATCATTATAACACACTACGTATGACATTACAGGGTATGGCTAGCCATCGTGGTTATAACAATTACTTTGAGAGTTATACACCTGTATTAAATGAAGAAACAGACGATGATGTTTCATTGAATGAATTGTTTGTACAAGAGACATTAGACCCACGTATCGAAAGTGTGATGCCAATATTAAAGAGATTGTCAAAGAACATCACTGAGATGTCTGCTGTCAAAGAACTTGATGAGTGGGCAAAGTCAATCACTGAAGTAGAAGATGAGACTACAAAAACATTAGCAGAACCTGCTGAAGAAATGTTAGATGAGGCACCCGGTGCCGAAACATTAAAGCACAATCAAGATACAGAAAAATCAAATCTAAAAGCATTTGATTTGGCTGAAGAAGAAGTTGACGAAAGTGGATTACAAGCCTATCTCGGCAAAAAGAAATATGGCGAGAAGGGCATGAAGGCATTACAACAAGCAGGTCGTGAAGGTGCAGGCAAAGAAGAAATGGCTAAACTACGCGCCAAGTTTGATAAGTTGGAAGAAGTAGAAATGGAAGAAGGTGTTATAGGCAATATGGTTAACAAGGCTAAAAGCATGTTTACAAAACCTGGACAACCGACAGCAGCACCTGCTCCGGCTGCTCCTATAGTTCCAAATGCAGCCACACAAGCAAGAATTGCGGCAGCACCTCAAGGATATGATCCAAACACTGGTAAGCCACAAGTTGCCGCAAAGGCAGCACCTGGTGCAGTACAAAAAGGTGGCACAATGGATATGACTAAAAAAGTCACACCAGTAGCAAAACCAGCGGCAGCACCTGCTCCGGCAGCGGCACCAGCACAAAGTGATTACTCTCCGCAAGAACTTGCACAAATCAACAAAGACCTTGTTGCCATGAATGATACAGAGTTAAACAAAGCGGCCGCAAGAACAAACTTAGATCCAACAGTCACAGCCGCAGTTAAAGCCGAAGTGGCAAGAAGAAAAGGTGTAGCAGAAGATTTAGATGCTAACCAAAAACGTGCAGGACAATTAGGCCCAACTGAAAAGGTAGGACCAAAAGGCGCTGTAGGTAAACTAGTTGGTGCTAGCGAAAGCCGCGAATTTGCCGACATCAAAAGACTAGCCGGTTTGTAGGAGATATTAAGATGAGTCCTCATGAATTAGATGAAAAAATAAAAAGGTTAATTCTTTCGGTGAAGAATAATTTAATCACTAAACGAAAAGCCATTAATAGCTTGCTGGCTCATAAAGAAGATGGTTTCTCCACAACCGATCAAAGTATCCACAATCACATGGTAAAAAAGATTGACCATGCTGTTGAAGTGTTGAACCGATTTTAATTTACCCAATACACAATAAATTAATATATTTTACTCTTCAATAGGGTATAAGTATTATTGACACACGATGACATTAGTGTATAATGACATCATGTGTTAGTTGTCTCCGACAACAAAACATAAAACACATTTAGGCTCAAATTAGGCATTTTTTAAAGGAGAAACAAAATGGCAAGTCTAGCAGATATCCGTGCCCGTCTCGCGGCACAAGAAAGTAAGAAGTCAGGTCAGGGTCAACGTACCCAATCAGATAACGCAATCTATCCCCACTGGAATATGGAAGAAGGTACTACAGCGACCGTTCGTTTCCTTCCTGATGCGGATTCAAAGAATACGTTTTTCTGGGTCGAGCGTCAGATCATCAAGTTGCCATTCAATGGCGTCAAGGGTGATCCGAACATGAAGCAGGTTGTTGTGCAGGTTCCGTGCGTTGAAATGTATGGCGACAACTGCCCGATCTTGGCAGAAGTTCGTCCTTGGTATAAGGATGATACTCTCAAAGAAATGGCTAACAAGTATTGGAAGAAGCGTAGTTATCTCTTCCAGGGTTTTGTACGTCAAAACCCACTAGGTAATGATGTGACTCCTGCGAACCCGATTCGTAGATTCGTCATTAGTCCACAGATTTTCACTATCATCAAGGCAAGTTTGATGGATCCTGAAATGGAGAACATCCCTACTGACTTGTTGAATGGTGTTGATTTCAACGTTAAGAAAACTAGCAAGGGTGGTTATGCTGACTATTCTACTTCAAATTGGGCCCGTCGTGAAAGCCCACTCACTGAAGCAGAACAGGCTGCAATCGAGGCTCATGGTCTCTTTAATCTTGCTGATTTCTTGCCTAAGAAGCCAAGCGAAAGCGAACTCCGTGTCATCAAGGAGATGTTTGAGGCTTCAGTAGATGGCAAGCCCTACGATAATGATAAGTGGGGTGCGTACTATCGTCCATATGGTCTTGAGGCTCCGGCAGGCAATGTCCCTGAACCTCACGTCACTGAGACTACAACTTTGAATGTTTCGGCTAAGAAGTCTGTAGTTGAAGATGATGAGCCGGTAGAGAAGAGTGATCCAGTAGTAGTTCCTAAGAGTACTTCTAGCGACAAGGCGCAGGACATTTTAGCGATGATCCGTAACCGTCAACAGAAGGGTTAATTTGATTTGGGGAGGGTAACTCCTCCCCGATCTTTCTAACATAAGGATACTACCATGACACTACCAGACGAAAGATTCCGCGCACTAAAGCAAGGAAAGAAATTACTAGAAGAATTATGCGATCCGGGCAAGACGCCTAGGGTGCCGAGCATCGTCCGTGACCGTGCCCGTGGTGCATTAAGACATTTTCCAAATGACTATGAACTTGATCGTA